GCTGTAAAAAGTTGCCTATTTTTTAAGCAATATCAAATGGATACGAAAACGCCCGACAAAAGACTTCTACAAACTAGTTAAGACATACCTAGATAGAGAGAATAGAACTAGAGAGAGAAGAATACATAGGGAAGAACACTTGACCCCGTTTTATCCGTGTTGTGTCAGCTTGCTAGACACTCGCCCCCTTTCCCAATCATCACAGGGCGACCCCATAGGACACCCCATAGGCTAGACCATCCCCATGCCACCCCCTAGCAGATACCTTAATCACTCTTATATAAGACCTAGACACCATCCCCCTGTCTTGTCCCCTCTCTATACAAAATGATGACCCCCGTCACCCAGGCTAGGGTAAACCCTATGTATTGGGTAGGGGTGGGGGGAAAATGTTTGGGTGTAATATAGTTATAACCCACCATCCGACGATTTTAATAAAATTCAAATTTAGTATATGTTAATACGTACTAACATTGAATACAAATCAAAACACCATTCCTGCGCTTATAGTAATTTTGAAAATTAGGGTTTATACTCTTCTTACTCTCTCTATAGGAAAATGAGACTTTGAAGTTAGATAGCCAATTAATAGAAGGATTCGTTAGAGTATTTCTTGCGCCCCGCATGGATGCAGTAAAGGCTATTCCTAAGTTTCACCGTGTTCTATGGGAGAAGTTCTGTTCAAAAGGTTCTCGTGTTGTTGTGGCCGCACCACGTGGCACAGCAAAGACTACTGCAGTAACCTTCTCTGGGACGTTAGCGTCTGCTCTCTTTCGTGACCGAGACTTCATCCTTTTAGTCTCCAAGACCGAAGGACAGGTCGTCCGATTCCTAGCCAATATTAAGGCAGAGCTTCTAGTCAATGAGGAGCTTAAAGCTCAATTTGGAGTTAAGAGGTTTATCAAAGACACCGAGACCGAAGTCGTAGTTGAGTTAATAGACGGCTACCAGTTTTGTATAATAGCCAAAGGTTCCGAGCAAGAAGTCCGAGGACTGCAATGGAACGGTAAACGACCCAACTTAATCATTATTGACGATGCCGAGGGTGCCGAGCAGGTAATGAACCCACAGCGTCGTGAGAAATTCCGTAACTGGCTATTTAATGACTTATTCCCTTGCGGTTCTGAATACTGCAAGATTAGAATGGTGGGGACAGTACTTCACATGGACTCTGCCCTAGAAAGGCTGTTAAAAGATAGTCTATGGGACTCAGAACGCTTTGCCGCCCATAATGAAGACTTTACCGAGTTATTGTGGCCAGAAAAGCTGTCAAAAGAAAAACTACTTGAAATACGCCAATCCTACATAAACCAAGGCAACCCTGATGGATATAGCCAAGAATACCTTAATAAGCCTATTGACGCAGAAAATGCTTACTTTCATAAAGACGACTTTATTCATGCCGACACTCCTGATAATTTGGAGTATTACGCTGCTATTGACTTTGCTATTACCAAGAAGACTAAGTCCGACTATACCGTTATTGCGATTGCAGGGATGGATGATGAAGGTCTGTTACACATCGTGGACATTAGACGTGGCAGATGGGATGGCTTTGAGATTATCGAAAATATGTTCTGGGTACAAGAAAAATCCTCTCCTAATTTGTTCATCGCTGAGAAAGGGCAAATTAAGCATACGCTCGATGCGTTCTTAAATGCCGAGATGGTTAAGCGTAGTCAATACATTAACCTACACGCAGTAACCCCTAAAGTAGACAAAGAACAACGTGCCAAGCCACTTCAAGCTCGTATGAGGGCGGGTGGGGTACGCTTTGATAAGGAAAGAAGTTGGTATGCTAGCCTGGTAGATGAGATGCTAGTCTTCCCACGTGGACAGCACGATGACCAAGTTGACGCACTAGCCTATATTGGACTAGCCCTAGACAAGGTAACAATGGCTCCAACCAAAGAAGAGCTAGAAGACGAAGAGTACGAACGAGAATATGGTGGCGGATTATTTGAAGGACAATCTATGTATACAGGGTATTGACTCTGTTACAATAATGTAGTATTTTTCCTTAACAAAAGGTAATCAATGAAAATCGAAGAGCTCTTACGTTCCCCCAATATTGCTGAAGAAATGGATGACGATGCGTTGTCCTCATTAGGTTTTACGTTGATGAACGACATCAACCTAGACTTAAACTCCCGTATTGAGTGGGAAGAGCGTAATGAGAAAGCTAACAAGTTAGCACTTCAAGTAGTTGAGCGTAAGACATTCCCTTGGCCTGGTGCTTCAAACGTGAAGTTCCCCTTGATTACTATTGCTGCAATGCAGTATCATAGTCGTGCCTACCCTGCGTTGATTTCTAATAATGAAGTAGTCAAATGCAAAGTGTATGGCAAGGACGACGATGGAGAAATGCACAAACGTGCAGACAGAGTCTCTCGTCACATGACTTACCAAGTAATGGAAGAGGATGAAGGTTGGGAAGAGAATACTGATAAAACATTGCTAGTACAGGCTATCTCTGGTACAGCAATCAAGAAATCGTATTTCGACCCAGTTAAAGGTCACAATGTCTCTGAGCTTGTTCTTCCTAATGATTTCGTTGTCAATTACTACACCAAGTCAATTAGTGAATCACCAAGAGTCTCACATCGAATTCTATTGTCCTCTAATGACTTGCACGAGCGTCAGGTTCGTGGGTTATTTTTAAAGCTAGACGACCAACCGCCTCCTACTACTCCACAGCAGTCAATGTTGACCAATGCTATGGAAGATGCACAAGGCGTTCGTATGCCTACAGGCGACCCTGATACCCCATACGAATTTTTTGAAACTCACTTTTGGCATGACTTTGATGAAGATGGATACAAAGAACCGTACATCGCTTACATCCGTAGAGACACTGGCAAAATCTATCGTATTGTTGCCCGTTACTTTGAAGACTCAATTGAGTACCACAATGGCGAAATTATCCGCATTAAGCCTGAACAGTACTTTACAAAGTATGGCTTTGTGCCTAGCCCAGATGGTGGCTTCTATGATTTGGGTTATGGAGTCCTCCTAGGGCCTACCAATGATTCAGTAAACACGATTGTTAACCAGTTGATTGATGCTGGCACAATGAGTGTTACTGGTGGTGGATTCTTAGGACGTGGCGTAAAGATTAAAGGTGGCGATTATTCATTTAAGCCACACGAGTGGAAGCGTGTAGACAGTACAGGCGACGATTTGCGTGCCAACATCTTCCCATTGCCAGTACGTGAGCCTAATGGCGTATCGTTCCAACTATTGCAACTTTTGATTAATTATGGCGAGAGAATTGCTGGTGCAACAGACATTATGACAGGTGTAAGCCCTGGGCAAAATACTCCTGCAGAGACTAGTAGAAATACTATGGAGCAGGGTATGAAAGTATTTAATGGTATCTACAAGCGTACTTGGAGAGCCATGAAAGAAGAATTCCAAAAGCTATATCGTCTCAATCAACTCTATCTGCCAAGTGAGCCAGTAGAGTTTGAATACAACAACGAACTATCTTTCGTGTTGCCAGACGACTACTCTATGGATATGAAGTTAGTTAAACCTGCTGCTGACCCTAACGTTGTTTCAGATAGTCAACGTCAGATGCAAGCACAAGCCGTATTACAGTTAGCCCAATCAACAGGTGGCTTCAATATGTATGAAGTCCAAAAACGTTACTTAGACGCAATCAAAGTTTACGCTATTGACCAAATTCTTCCTGACCCTAAAGGCCCGAACGCTATCAAGCCAGGCCCATCTGAAAAGATGCAGATAGAGCAGATGAAAAACGAAGAGCGTGCTATGAATCATCAACTCAAATTTAAACTTGGTATTGCCAAGCTCATGCAAGAGGCAGAGCTACAACAAGCCAAGATTACCGAGCTACAAGCTAAAGCAGTACTCGAACTTGAACAAGCAGGTGGAGTCAAGTCTGGTCATGCAATAGCTATGTTAGAAGCCCAAATCGGTGCTAAGAGAGCACACGTAGATGGGATATTGAAGTCTATAGATATGATGAAAAACCTAGAGAAAGAGGCAAGTAATGACGGAGCAAGAGTTTCAGGAATGGAAGACGTACCACGTAACTGAAGAGTTCTTTAATTTTTTAAAGAAGGCTAAAGTTGAAACACAAGAGGCGTGGGCTAATCGCCAGTTTGTAACCGAAGGGGAAAATCAATTTGCATTAGGTGGGGTTTACTCTATCAATCAAATTCTTGATTTGACTTATGAAGATATTACGGGGGTTTAATGAATACATCAGGATGGACACCTACGGGTCATCGTGTTCTCGTTCGGGTAGAGCAAGTTGAAAGAACCACAGAAAGCGGCATTATTATCGCTGACATCACCGCAGACAAGGAACAGCTTGGTCAAGACGGTGGCGTCGTCGTCGAGCTTGGGAATACTGCTTATTCCGACCAATCGGAGAAATGGTGTAAACCAGGCGATTACGTCAAGTTCGGAAAATATGCAGGACAACTTATCCGACCAAAAGAAGCCTTAGACGGCATTGAATACCGTGTATTAAACGATTTAGATATAGTTCTAGTAAAACAAGGAGATAGCAAATGAGTGAAGAACAACAAGTTGTTGCTGAAGAAGCAGCAGTCGTAGCCGAAGAAGCAGTAGAAGTTGCCGAGCAACAATCCGTTCCTGAAGTAGACGAAGATACCCTAAAAGAAGCTAAACGCCAAGGTTGGGTTCCTCAAGAGGAATATTCTGGCCCAGAAGACAAATGGGTAGACGCAGATACCTTTGTAAAGAAGGGTAAAGAGATTAATGCTCTATTGCGTAAGGACAATGACTTCCTAAAACGTGAAGTAGCCGAGATGAAGTCCACAATGATGGAGTTCAAAAAGTTCCATGCAGAGACTGAAAAGCGTGCATACGAGCGTGCAATGTCCGATTTACGTGAGCAAAAGAAAGAAGCTATCTCTACTGGCGATGGCGACAAAGTTCTTCAAATTGACGATGCTATTGACGAATTAAAGCAATCCCGTACTGTTGAGAAAGTAGCCCATCCTGTAAATCAGCCTGATGCTACCTTTATTCAATGGAGCGAAGAAAACAAGTGGTATACCTCTGACGCACAACTGAAGACTGAAGCCGACATGATTGGTGAGGTTATTAAGCGTCAAAACCCTACTTTGATTGGCGAAGCGTTCTTAAATGAGGTTACAACCCGTGTTAAGCGTATGTACCCTGAAAAGTTCACTAATGCTAACCGCAATCGTCCATCTCCTGTAGAGGGAACAACGGCACCTAAAGCTAGTGGCAAGAATGGTAAAAGTTATAACGACCTACCACCTGAAGCTAAAGCAGCTTGTCAGAAATTTGAAAAGAATGGTTTATTAACCCGTGACCAATATTTAAAAGAATATTTTGGTGAATAACCATTGTTTTTATAGTAAAATCACTTAAAATAAGTTAGGAGTAATATAATGTCTAGAGTAAGCAAAACACAAAGTAATCCTGAAACACAAGTTCGGTCACAAGCAGACCGAGAGACCGAGACAGTTCGTTCACAGGCACAACGCCCAAGACGTAATTCAATTGGTGTTCCAAGATTAACTTTGGCTGTAAAGTTTGAAATTCCTGGTCATCACCTTTGCTGGATGAATGACGATGGGAACGTAGAATCAGCATTAGATAGCGGATATGAGTTTGTCACAAGAGGTGAGACAGAGTTAGAGAGTGGCGTAACGCCAACAAACGTCGACATGAGTGACAGAATCAAACAAAAGGTAGGAACTACACAGCAAGGCGACGTTCTTTATGCGTACTTAATGAAGATTAAGCAAGAATGGCACGAGGAAGACATGGCAGCCATCGAAGCCCAAAACAAATTAGTCGAGGACGCAATTGCTAGTGGAAGTATTAATGGCTCCGTAGGACAAGATGGGCGGTACGCCGCTGGCATCAACATCAAACGGACTTAAACTTAATTTATTGGAGCTTTTTAAAAAATGGCAAACCTTAATGCACCATTTGGCTTTTCAGCCATCATTTATGGTACAAGCGGTGTCAATAATCAGCAACAACGTGTTTACTACATCCCATCGACTGATACCTCTGCGTATTACATCGGTGACGTAGTTAAGACTGTTGCAGGTTCAGACGCTAACGGTACTCCTGCAGTAGCAAAATGCACATCTGGTCAAGCCCCACGTGGCGTTATGACAAGCATTTTGATTAACAACCCTAACTTGCCTTCAATCCAAGGTACTAACCTTGATTTGACAGTTACATCTATTCCTGCTTCTAAGTCTGCAGATTACTACATCCTAGTAAACGATGACCCAGACCAGGTTTATGTAATCCAAGGCGATAGCACAACATTTGTAACTACTGATATGAACAAGAACGCAAGCTATACTGTAGCTGCTCCTTCTCAAGCTAATCAGCAGTCCGCAACTGTATTAACTGGTACCACTACTTCTTCAACTGCAGTTCTGAAGATTGTTGGAATTGAACCAATCCCTGGCAACGCTTTAGGGCCTTATGTTCGTTTCATGGTAATGTTCAACAACGCAGAATTGCTACGTCCGTCCGCTGGCGTTTAATTAGGAGAATAAAATGGCTGGTATTATTACTACTGGTTCGGTCCCAAAGGCTCTGTGGCCTGGCATCAAGGCTTGGTGGGGTCGTTCATACAATGAACATCCTGTTGAGTACACAGACCTTTTCGATACAACCACATCTGACAAAAACTACGAAGAGTACGTCCAAGCTACTGGCTTTGGTCTTGCTCCACAAAAACCACAAGGTCAAGGCGTTGCATACGACTCTGAGACTCAAGGTTTTGTAACTCGTTTAACTAACGTTGCATACGGCTTGGGCTACATCGTTACCCAAGAAGAACTTGCTGACAACCTTTATGAAGTTGTTTCCAAGCGTCGTGCTGCTGCTAACGCTTTCTCTATGCGTCAAACTAAAGAGAACGTTGCTGCTAACGTATACAACAATGCTTTCTCTAACAGCTATGCTGGTGGCGACGGTGTATCACTGTTGAACGCTTCTCATCCAAACACATCTGGTGGCACATTCTCTAACTTGTTAACTGTTGCAGCTAACTTGTCTGAAGCAGCTATCGAGAACTTGATTATTCAACAGATGT